ATCTGAATAACCATCACGGCCTGTTACTGATTCGTGAGCTAAACGAGCCCATTCCATTACTGCTTGTGCACCTGATGGTGTAATTGGGTCGTATAATTCTAAAGTCATATCATTCCATCTTACTTTACCTTTAATTTTACGGTATACGTTGATATGATCTAATATGATTTCGTTTGCTTCGAATCCTGGAGCTGATGCTTTTTTAATTAAATAGGCAGGAATTCCGTCTATATACATAATAAAGCGATTGGCTACTTTTGGCTCAAAAGCTGTAAACATAATTTCATTTGCGTCTAATACTGGCATTTTATCTTTGTTTTAATTGTTAATCTTAGTTATTAATTATTACGTTAATAAATATATAAAAAAATAAAAAAACTATAATATTTAATTTAATTTTATTCTTTGTTTTATTTAATAGTTATTAATAAATATTGATGTTTTTACAGTCCAAATCTAGATTTTTGCGCATTGTAATTTTGAAGTACATCTGCAGCGCTTAATGCTGTATTGTATACTTGCATTCCACCAAATCTCATATTAGCGTATGTTCCATCTCCTAAACTTGTACCATCAACAGCAGCTATCGCATAAAATAATCCTACCCCACCGCCATTATTATATGGGGTTTGTCTTGTAATTGTACCACTTGTTACAGCAGAAGCTCCATTAACATATCCAACTAAATTTGTTCCGTTATACGTAAATCCCATATAATACCAATTATTTAAAGGAGTTGATATAGTTGATGATAAATTTTGCACCGCACCAGTCCAAACTGAAAATTTAAGTGTTCCTGCAACCATTTCTATTTGAGAATCATGCCAGCCTGTATTTATACTTGTTGTTCCTAACTCTGATACAATAACACCATTATCCATAGGGTAAGCCCATAAAAATATTGATATTATATTAGATGTATTTACTGGAGATAATTTAGAATTTAATGAAGTATTAGTTCCTAAATATTGATTACTACCGTTGAAAGTTAAATAACCGCCTCCTGAGGATGTGTATGTTGGGGTATTATATAAAGTAGCATTACTGCTTCCTGTTAAATCTGTAACTGTAGTTCCGCTACCTGGGTAACTTGAAACATCATTAATATTATAATTTAATATTAGTCCTGTTGTAACAATAGAGGCACCAATAGATGTAGTAAATCTACCACTATTAGTATTGTTTATTAAAGAAAATCCACCAGTATTATTTGTATTTGATAATGTTAAGGGCATACATTAAGTATTATTCTACTATTTCTAGTTGTTGTACACGATATTGTCTTCCAGTTTCATCAGCTGCTTGAAGTTCGTTAGCTTTTGCTACTGCTTCTTCCTCATTACCATATTGATAAATTGGATCTTCTGGTGTTAATTGAGCTACCCAAATTTGATCTAAACCTGGGATGAATTGCATTTGTACTTGGTAAATCATAATCTATTTCTATTATATAAATATACGAAAATAAAAACAAAAGCCCTAACTTTTGTTAAGGCTTTGTTTTGTTTATTTGTTTAATTTTAATTCCTTATGCTGGGAATTGAGCTCCAGTTGGAAGGATATTGAAGTTTAATATGATAAATTCAGCAGTTTTAGTAGGTTGAATATAAATTGTACCTACTAATTGGTTTCTATCAATTACATCTGGTGTGTTGTTAGTATCATCCATTACTACTTTAAATGCATATAAACCTTGACGTTGTACTACTGATTCTAAGTATGGATTAACTTGTGATAAGAAACGATTTCTTGTTACAGCTGTGTTTTGTTCGAATACTAATGTACGAGCTACGTTTCCAACAAAGTATTTTAATGAAATTAACAAACGACGTACGTTTACTCTATCTAATGATGTTTGTTTACGTTGTAATGTTTTCTGACCAAATGCTACAACTCCGTTTCCAGGGAATGTTGCTAATGGGTTAACATTTGCAGAATATAATGTATCGCGATCTGATTGTTGTAATCTACGTTCAGCTCTTACTACTGATGGAATTCCACCACGATTTAAACCTGCTGGAGCAAACCATTCAGCACCTACTTGATCATTAAATGCATAAACACCACCCATTACTACTGAAGGTGGGCACCATACTGTTTTACCTAAGTTTGTATTATATAATTGAACCCATGGGTAATAAGTAGCAGCATAATTACTTGATTGGCCTGCTGCTGCTTGTGTAGCACCAACAATTGAAGTACCATAAACACCTGTACCAAGAATTGCAATAGCATCACCTCTGTCTTCAACACAAGCAATCATTGAGCTTGCTGCTGATGTATCTAAACCAATACCAGGAGCTAATAATATATTAAATTGATATTCGTCTTGATTATTTAATAATGTAAATGCTGCAGTATAATCACCAGGAGCAAATCCTTGAATATTTGAAGTAGTGATATTTTCATTCATTAATTGTACTGTGGTTGTTGCAGCAACACCACCAGCAAATGAACCACCATATGAACCACTACCTAAGTTAGGTAAACTACCACTATATGATCCTGATTTATAGAATCCGTTATTATCGATTGAATCTACGTTTGGAGTAACAACAGAAGCAACACGCACATATTGAGAAGCGTTTGCATAAGAACCTGTATAATTTACGTATCCATTAGTTACATCGTATACTGGTTTTAAATCACCAATTACACGAGCAATATAATTAGGTTGTTGTGGGTCTAATGACATATTAGCCCATGTTTCTAAAATATTAGGTTGAGCATTATTGTCATCACCACGACGAATTACTAAACCAAATGTACCTGAACCAGTATTAACGTTAGTAATTTCCCAACGAACGTTAGTAGCAGAACCACTTGCTAAAGCACCAGCTGAAAGTGAACTTGTATTGTTCATTTGATCACCCCATGCTAAAGTTTCTAGAGTAAAGGATGCGGTTGTATTATTAGCACCATTTAAAGCGGTTATAGTTGCAGTTGCATAAGTACCAATATTAGCTGAACCACTAATGATTCTAGTTACTAATAATGTTTGACCTCCGTTTTGGAAGTAATCTTTAGCTGCTAAAGAAGTAAAGTACTCATAGTAATATGAAGCACTTTTAAATGTTTCACCAAAAATAGATTGAAACTCGCTATATGAGGTAACGTAAGTAGGTACCATTGGACGACCTTTTACAGTTGGACCTACAATAGCGGCACCTATAACTTGAGGACCTTGAGTATATGCACTCTGATCTGATTCATTTTGGAAAACACCAGGGGAGATAATTTTTTCTGCCATTTTGTATGATTAATTATTTATTATTTTAATTAGAATTTGTCTAGTAATAAATATCTAAAAAAATATACAAAACGCAAAAATTGATTAGAGTGGAGTAATTTCTCCAGAAGCTAAATCAATATTACCAGCTCCGTATTTTTCTTGTAAAGAATCTACTAATTCTTTTTCTTTATCACCAATTGTATTCATATCACTTAAGATACTATTTTTTTCAGTTTTTAAAGATTCAGTTTGAGCTAATAAATAATGCAATTGAGCTTCAACACTTCCTAATTCAAATACAGATTTATTGTATTGTGACTGTAGGTCTTTGATTGCTTCAATTTCTTCTTGTGTTAGTTGTTTTTTTAGATTTTCCATTTTTTTAAAGGACATGAGTTAATAGGTGAGTAGATTTTCTTGGATAATGGGCAACCACATTCATCACAATAGAAGAATTTTAAATGATCGTTATGCTTTTTTTCAGGACATTCGTCACATATAGCAGAACGAGACAATGCTTTTTGTTCTTCTTCTAGTGTTGGATTAGCTGCTATTATCCAAGCTTTAGCTATCTCTACTAACTTGTTCAAAACTAGTTAATTTGTTTATTTTGTTGATTTTTTGCCTTTTCGTTTATCGCCTTTAGCTGCTTCAACAACATCTTTAGTTTGTTTAGCTACTTCTTTAACGGCTTTAACTACATCAGCAGTTTCTTCAGATACGCGTTTAGCACGTTCTTTTACTTTTTTTACTTTTTCATCAACAACATCTGGGATATTGTTTCCGTCTTTGTCTTCGATTTTGCCAAATTTCATTAAGGCAAAAATTGCTGCAACAGCTACTAAAGCTGAAATGATAAAAATTGTCATAGTTTTATTTTTTTGTTTTTGATTTGGTTACTTTTTTAGTTTTGGATTTTATAGGATTAATTAAATCATAATTTTCTACAGGTGTTCTTTCTTCTTCTTCTGAATATGAAAAATGTTTGATTGCGTAATTAGCTCCTAATGCTGCTAATGCGGAGCAAAAAATGATAATTAATACTGTTGCCATAAATTTTTGTTTAAAAATTGATTAAATTAGTTGTCGTATATAAATATATATACCTTTTAGGAGACAACCAAATTTATTTAAGAATCTTTACTTTATTTGATATCACACCTAAATTTATTGGAAAATATAAAAATCCTCCGTCATTTACAAAAGGTAAATATTTAGTTGTTAATGTATCTGTTAGTTCTTCTGTTAGTTCTTCACACCACCATATATCTAAAACAATTATATCGTATGTTTTTGATGGGGTGTATGTTAAAATATCATCATTTATAATATTTACATTCTCATTTAAATAACCTAATTGATTATTTATATTAATAACATTTTGATCTATTTCAACAACATCAACTTGTGCAAAATCTTGAGAAACATATGCTTGAGTTCCTAATCCTAATCCACCTATTAAAATTGAACTATAATTAATATCTAATAATTCTTGAGAATATATAAGAATATAATCAGGATTATCCATTATACAATCATTATTAGGATACCATAATTCTAAATAGTTTACTCCTGCTCTATTTTTTAGAATATATCCATTAATATTTAAAGGTTCATTTAATATATGTTTAAATATACCTTTAGAATCAGTAGAGTAAAGAAATGTATTTAATAAATTATCTTTATTTATCATAATGTGTTAAAATTAAGTACTTATACTTATACCAGCAGTCATATAAATTGTTCCGCTATGTCCTCCTGTTACTGTATAAACTGCTTCTGCTGATGCATTTAGTCCGCTTGCTGTTTGTGATGCATATTGTCCGCCTCCAAGTGTAGAACCTATTTGAGCACTAGCATTTCTACATGGACCAGCAGGTGCTTTTGGTCCAATTGTGTGTTGTACGGTAAGAGTATCACCAACTAATGCGGTAAATGTTCCACTACCATCTGTGTTACCACCAGCTATAGATCCAAGTCTACTTGATATAATTGAGAAAGTGTTACCTGTACATCCTGTAATACCACCCGCTGACCAATTGACTGTAAATCCTACTGATGGAGATGCAGAAGGTGTTCTTGTAGGTGTGACTGTTGGTGTTAATGATGGAGAAGCAGCAGGTCTAGATACACTTATAGATGGTGTAACTGATGGTGTTCTAGTAATACTTGGTGTTAAGCTTATACTTGGTGTTAGAGTAATAGATGGAGTAATTGAAATTGATGGTGTTATACTTGGGGTTCTTGTAATTGAAGGAGTAATAGATATACTTGGTGTAATTGATATACTTGGTGTAATACTTGGAGTAATTGATATTGAAGGTGTTATACTGATACTTGGGGTTATAGATATTGATGGTGTAATACTAGGCGTTCTAGTGATTGATGGTGTAATTGAGATTGAAGGTGTTATTGAAATTGATGGTGTAATTGAAATTGATGGTGTTATACTAGGTGTTAATGTTATACTTGGAGTAATAGTAATTGATGGTGTAATAGACGGTGTTAATGAAGGTGTTCTACTTACAGTAATAGTAGGAGTAATTGATGGAGTAATTGTAATTGAAGGTGTTACTGAAGGTGATGTTGGAACAGCAGCATGATTATAACCATACCAACTACTAATTGTAAATGGGGCACTTGGTGTTGGTTTATAAAATGAGTTTTGATTTATAGCAATGTATAATCCTAAAGAAGAAGAAGCTAATGTTAAAGGAGCCTGAGATGGTATTCCCAACTCAGTCCTAATATCATTCATTCCTAAGCTTCCGGATAATGGTAAGGTCATTACTTATTTTTGATTATGTCTTGTAACTCTTTAATTTGTTCCTGTTGTTCTTTAATAGCTTGTATTAATAAAGGAACTATTTTTTCGTATTTAACGGCTTTATATCCATTATCACGAGTAGTTACTACTTCAGGTAATATACTTTCAATTTCTTGAGCAATAATTCCAACATCATGTCCTTTAAATCCATGTAAAGATACTAACTTTTCTTCAGTTTTCCAATCAAATGTGTAACCACCTATTTTATCTAGTTTGTCTAAAGCATTTGGTATTGGGGTGATATTTTCTTTAAATCTAATATCTGAAGTTGAAAATGCTACAACATCATTAGAGGCATCAATTCTACCAACTGTTGCTGATGGATTAATAGAACCTACTGCTAAACTTTGTCCCATAGTAATACCTCCACTACCACTTATAGTCATTCTTACAGCAGCTGTACTAACATCTATGAATCGTAAAGAAGGTGTTGAAGTATTACCATAAACATCTATATACCAACCGTTAACACCATCTAAAGCTCTAGCAAAACTTACTTGTCCTCCTTCATTTGTATTATCAATTCTTCCTGCAAATATTTCTCCATTATAAACATTTAAACTTCCTGTTATATTAACAGATCCTGTAAATACTTGAGTATTTGCTAATGAGTTTCCAAATACGTTAGATCCACTACTATATATAACACTACTTGTTATTGTTTGTACAATTAATGTTTGTGCTGTAAGTGTGCCTGTTGAAGTTAGTGAACCTGATAGAAATAATGAACCTGTTACTGAGTGGTTATCGCTTGGTTGATTTCCTATTTTAGTCCCTGTATCTGTTACTTGAAAATCAATTGCACTGCCTGAAAATACTGTTAATGAACTAGAAATTACTGTACTTCCTGTTACTACTAGAGATCCTGAGATTAATACACTTCCAGCAACATCTAAATAATATCCTGATGTAATACTACCTTTACCTAAACCTAATGAACCTGTGGCACCATTAGCTACTATTCTATTTGTACTTATGTTAGCAGTTCTAACTCCAACACCTGTTGCTACGAATAATGGATATCTTAAAGCATCTAATGCATTACCCGAAACATTTATAAATGATGCAGTATCTGCTAATGAAGCAGTAGCAGCATATGATGCACTCAACACAGACATTGAACTAGTTTGACTGTTTTTAACAAACGAACTAGTAACACTATTTAAACTAGATGTATATGTGTTTATACTTGAGGTATAGGCATTTAATGAAGATGTAGTTGCATAAGTACCATTTAAGTTATTTTGAGATGCAGTATATGATAATATACTTGCACTAAAATTATTTAAACTTGAAGTATAAGCATTAAGTGCAGTAAATGTTGCGAAGGCTCCTGTTTGAGAGTTTTGTACAAATGAACTTGTTTGTGAATTTAACACAAATGAGCTAGTTGCGGTATTTAATGAACTAGTATAAGAATTTATACTTGATGTATAAGCATTAAATGAACTTGTTAATAATAATGATCCAGTATCTATATTTTGAGTATTAAGAGCAAATGAAGCTGTTGCAGCAAATGATGCACTTAATACAGACATTGAAGATGTTTGTGAGTTTAATACAAATGCTCCCGTTTGATTTGTTAAGATAACATTACTTCCATTTACAGATAACGAACCTGAAATACTAATACTTCCACTTAAAGATGCTGCTCCACTAGTATATAAAGATCCTGTGAATATTAATGTATCTGCATTTGTACTCAACAGAGTAGTGCCGGAGGTACCAGTGAATGTGGTTGAACCGCTTACATTTAAAGAACCAGTGATATTTTCAGTTCCTATAAAATTATTAGATCCTGTTGTTGCAAATGAAGATGTTTTAGCATTTAGACTTGATGTATAAGTGTTTATACTAGAAGTATAAGCATTTAATGCTGTGAATGTAGCAAAAGCACCAGTAGCACTATTTAAAGAACTTGTGTATGTATTAATACTGCTTGTATAGGCATTTAATGCTGTAAATGTTGCAAACGAAGATGTTTGAGAGTTTTGAACAAATGAAGATGTTTGTGAGTTTAATACAAATGAGCTTGTTTGATTTGTTAATACAGCATTTGAACCATTTACAGATAATGAACCCGTTATAATAACAGATCCTGTTAATACTTGTGTATTGGCTAAATCATTACCAAACCTATTTGAACCACTTGAGTATATTACACTTGATGATACAGTTTGTACAACTAATGTTTGTGCTGTAATAGTACCTGTTGAAGTTAATGAACCTGATAATAATAATGAACCTGTTACTGTATGATTATCAGAAGGAGCATTTCCTATTTTAGTACCAGCATCTGTTACTTGAAAATCAATTACACTACCTGAGAATACTGTTAATGAACCTGATATTAATGCATTTCCTCCAACATCTAGAATATAACCTGATGCTATAGTAGATTTATTAATACCCATTGAACCGGTAGCTGAGTTTACTATAAACCTTTGTGTAGTTATGTTAGGAGTTCTATTTCCTGCACCTGTTGCTGCCCATACTAAATATCTTGTAGCATCTCCTGTATTATTAACGACTGCTATTGTTGTTGCAACATCTGCTGTTGTTGCTAATGACGCGGATCTTGCATATGATGCACTTAAAGCATTTGAAGCATATGATGCTGTTCCTGTTAAATTTCCTGTAAAAGAAGGTGCTAATATTGCAACTGAGGATGAAACTTGAGAGTTATTTATTTCAAATACAGTACTTCCTATTGGTGCTGGGTTAGATCCTGTTACTACTGATCCAGTATATTGATATCCTAAACTGTTATATGAATTAAATTTAAATGTACCAGGAAAATTACCAAATGTTAGACCTTGATTGTAGTATGGATTATTAATAATATATGAACTTTTATAAATTCCGGATGGTTGGTTTTCATCAGTATTATAACTCCAGAATTCAATACTTGTTCCTGGAACTTTACTTCCAACTGATGTAGATTCATTTCTTAGAGTTAATGCTGTTGGAGGTATTTCAGTAAAGGTATCAGGAATTGAAATCGTTGCAGAACCAGTAAATATTGAATTACCGACTACAGTTAAATTAGTAGAAGCTGATGAAGAAATTAGTAAAGATCCTGTTATTGTTTGGTTTCCATTAAAATTATTTGAACCCGTAGTTGCAAATGAACTAGTTTTACTGTTTAAACTAGAGGTATATGTGTTTATACTAGAAGTATAAGCATTAAATGATGATGTTGTTGTAAACGATGATGTTTGTGAATTTAAAACAAATGCTGTTGAATTTAATCCGTCTAATAAATCTGCATTAGAAGCATATGAAGAGGTACCTAACAGAGAACCTGTGATACCATTAATTACGTTTAACGAATTTAAATTTGCATCCGATCCGGATACAATGACTTTTTTCCAACTTGGCATACTATTTTAAATTTAATATTGTGGTTAGATACATACACTTATGCCGTGTATATGCCTACTTCCTTTTCAGGCCTACAATGTACTTATATAAATATAATAAAAATTATAAATAATATAAATTATTTTTTAGATGATTCTTTTTGAAATTTTTGAATTTGAAGAATTTCATTTTCTAATTTAGTTTGTAAATCGGCTACAAACTTTGCATCTTTACCTAAAATATTAACTAAATCTAATGCTTGACGTATAAAAGATATTTCTTTAGGTGTAATTTCTATTGAATAAACTTCCATAACTATTATTTATTTTGTTCTAAAAATTGATTTTGTAATTTTAAAGTAGCATTATATACTGTTTCTAAATCTTCTCCTTTAAAAGAACTTTCTTTTATTAATAAAATTAAAAACTCCAATTCCTGAACATTTAATTGATTACTATGTTGAGGAACTGGAGGTTTATTTATTATTTTATCTATTAATCCCATTATAACTAAATTTTTTATAACTAATTATTTATTTCTTATGAATATATGAAAATATCTCCACCAGTTACTTTAATGTTACCTGGTTTTTGATAAGTTGCTATATCTGTACTACCATTATCTAAATCTAATACTATTGAAGCAAAAGCATCCGGTGCTGCTGTAGTAGCATTATAAGCTAATGAACTTGTATAACCCCATCTACCTAAGTTTGAATCATATAGTAAGGCTAAACCTTGTGCTGTAGATCCGGAGAAACCACTTTGAATAATAATACCACCATCTGTAGGAGAGGTTGAACCTGATGCTAATAGTATGAATTTATCTTCTACTAATAAGTTGTCGGTATTAAGTGTAGTTGTAGTACCTTGTACTGTTAAATCACCTGTAATGATTTGATTACCAGTTACTGTTAATAAACTTCCGTCAAATGTTAAATTAGCTTCACCATTAATTGTACCAGCACCTGTTGCTGTTAATACACGATTATCTGTATTATTAGTAACATTATCTGCAATACTACTTACTCTTGAAGCAGTAGCTGCTTGTGATGCACTTGCTACAGACATTGAAGCTGTCTGTGAGTTTAGTACGAATGAGCTTGTTTGTGAATTTAATACAAATGAACTAGTAGCACTGTTTAAACTACTTGTATAAGTGTTTATACTTGAAGTATAAGCGTTTAATGCTGTAAATGTTGCAAATGAACCTGTTTGTGAGTTAAGGGTGTATGAACTAGTAGCGTTAATTAAAGCATTAATAGAACTATTTGCACTTGAGGTATAAGCATTAAATGAACTTGTTAAAGTAAATTGAGTAGAATCAAATCCATCTAATTTATCAGCGTTATTTGCATAAGAAGCTGTTGTTGCAAAAGATGCAGTACCATTAATATTTCTTACATTAAGTGTATAAGCTTGAGGTTCGTAACTAAAATCGCTTCCTGTTACAGCTAATTGTTGTGAGCCTGTTCCATCACCACTAAGCGCAGCAAATGTTATTGCATATTGACCAGCCCCAGGATTTTGAATTATATTTACTCTAGAAGCTGTTCCAGCATTAGAAGCTGATATAATACTATTAGCACCAAAAGGACCATATACATTTGAAGCAGTTATATATGAAGCAGTAGCGGCAGTAAAGGATCCTGTACCTTGGTAAGAGAATGTACCGGTAGCTATATCATATCCAACAACATTAGGTTGACTAAGGTTAGCTAATGTAGATGTTAAATTTCCAAGAAATGATCCACTAAATGAACCTGATGCTGATAAACCTGTTGCACCAGTTGTTGCTACTATGTTACCACTACCGTTAATTGTTCTTACGGTTAGATTTGAACTAGCGCCACCGCCAATTACTACACTACCTGAGGTTAAATTATCTACTTGTAACGCTGCGAGATTGGCGGTACTACCTGAGACAATGACTTTTTTCCAAGATGCCATATTGTATTATTTTTTTAAATTAAGTATCATAATTATGTTCATGTAATAAATATATAACTATTCTAATCCTATATAAAGAGAAGAAGAAGTAAACCAAATACTCCCTGCTTGAGTTGTTCCTGTTGGTATAGTAGATTGTGTAGCAAATTGAACTACACTTTGACTTATTGTTAATACAGGTTGTTGAGTAGTAAAATTTTTAATTATAAATAAATCACTGCTTAAAGTAGTATTACTACTAGAAGATATATTGAAATATACATTACTACCTGATTTTATTAAAAATAAATTATTAGGACTTACATCAACACTAGCTGTAATACTACCTGTTGATATTTGATTGGTTGCACCGCCACCATTTGCAGCAAATAATGCATAAGAAGCTGTTGTAGCAAATGAAGCACTTGTTGCTAAACTTGCAGTATAATTTGATAATGTTCTACCAACATATTGATATGCAGTAATATAAACAATTTGACCTGCTGTTGGTGCTACTGCTGATGAGCTAAATTCTAAAACACCCGTTTTATAATCAAAAGCATAATTGTTAGTAGATTGTTGAGTACTATCAACTAATACTTTTACACCATATCCAGGAGGAGCATCCTCTGTATTAGCATTTGCTAATGATGAAATTGAGTATTTTGGGGATAAAAAATTAGTTTGTTGATTTGCATCAATTAATTGAGCTCCTATACCTGATGATGAACCTGTTGGATCTAGAAAAAACCAAACTTCATTATTTAAATTTGATTTGGTCATCTTTTGACGATACCAATATTTCATTACATTTTGTCCACCAACAGAATATATTGAACCGCTTTGTGCACTACCACTAAATGGTAAACTTGAAGAGGGTATTAAAGCTTGATCAGTATAAACCTCATTAGCATTAATATCTAATACGGATGTAAATGCTTCCTGTGCGTCAGTAAAGGTATCATGTGTATACCTTCTACCTTGGAGAAACCTGGAGGATTTTTTGGTACTGTCTATTGCCATTTTTTATTCTATTAACTAAATGCTACTGTTATTGCTGTTATAGGTGTTGGATCACCTTTATATCTTATTATTACATAAATGTCATTATATGTTGAATCTAAAATCATACCATC